CAGGAACTCCTGTATTTACTTTAGGTGGTCAAGGTGCTGGCAATACTCATGCTTCAAATCAACCTTTTGGATCATCTACATATACAGCTAGCCGAGCAACTGGTGGTAATCCAGGTGGTGGAGTCTCAGGATCAGCAGGTAATGGTATTCGTGGTGGCGGTGGTGGTGCTGGTGCATCTGGTGCTCCAGGATGCATTATCATTGAAGAAATTTATGGATTTGTATAAGGATAATATATGTCAAAACAAGTAAGATTTAGAAGAGGATCTACTGCTCAACATGCTACATTTACAGGTGCTCTTGCAGAAGTTACAGTAGATACAGATAAAAACGTAGCAGTAGTTCATAATGCTACTACTGCTGGTGGTATCCCAGTGGGCAGAGAAGATCGTCCACGTGGATTTACACAAACTGTTTATATCACAGCAACTGGAGCAAATACTTATTCTACTGTTGGTAAAACAGATCTAAAACGTCTGCGAGTTACTTGCTACGGTGCTGGTGGTGGTGGAAGTAATTCTGGTGGCGGTGGCGGTGGCGGTGGAGGTGGAATTTGCGTTCGTGTTTTAGACATTACTGAAATTACATCTACTGTTACTGCAACTGTTGGTACTGGTGGCGGTGTTAATGCTGCTGGTGGTAATACGACATTTGGAACTTATGTAACTGCAACTGGTGGTGCTGCTGGTGGTGGTAATACTGGTGGTGCTGGTGGAAGTGGTTCTGGAACTAATACCTTTGTTGAAGGTGGCCAAGGTGGAATTAGTGGAACACAATTCTCTTTTGGATCTTTTTTCCAACCACAAGGTGAGGGTGGTACACCAGTCGGTGGCCAGTCTTTTGATTTTAGAGGATCTGGTGGTGGTTTAGGCGGTGGTTCTAATACCGTTGCAGGCAAAGGAATTTGTGGCGGTGGCGGTGGACCTGGTGCCGCAGGATCTAATGGATCTATCATCGTAGAAGAAATTTATGGTTTATTTTAAGGAGATTACAACATGACATATAACGTCGCACATATTAAAAATGGTTTGGTAGAAAATGTTTCTGTTTGGGGAACAGAACCTCCATCTGGTATTGATTCTAATGGTGTAGAATTAATTGTGATTGGAGATGCCCACGTTGGAATTAGTTGGGAATATAGCAATGGAACTTTTTCCCATCCTGATGCCACTTATGTCTGGAGCATGACTGCAGGCAAAATTGATTTAGTAACCCCTCAAGAAGAAGACCAAGTTCCAGAGTAATAATTTAATAAATTATACTATATTAAAACCACCCACAAGGTGGTTTTTTTATTGCAGTTCCTGGTATTATAAATAAGAAGTATATAATTTATATGGAAATCCAGAATGGCAACTATTAGCAATCTTTATGTAGACGCTGGAGCGACATACAGTAATATCATCACTGTAACAGCTACTAATGGTCAGCCACTTAATCTGGCTGGGTACACTGTTGCTTCTCAAATTAGAAAATCATATCAATCAAGCGTTGCATATGCTTTTACAGCTAGTGTATATGATGCTGCCACTGGAAAAATTAGATTACAATTGACTCCTAATCAATCAGAAACTATTCCTGCAGGAAGATGGTTGTACGATGTGGAGATTACTTCATCTTCCGCTACAAAGACTAGAGTGGTAGAAGGTATCGTTACAGTAAACCCTCAAATTACTCAAGTATAATATGGCAGAAATTACAGCAGTTGTAACACCTGATGAAGCATTAACAGTTGCAGTATCAGAAGGCACTTTTGTGCTTAATACTTCAACAAATTTAGCTAATCCAGCCGTAGTAGAATCAATGTCAGCTATTGCAAATGTTGATATCACTACAAATGGTCAGATAAATGGATCAGTTTTAGTCTATAAAACAACAACAAATAAATGGACTTCCACTACAACTCTTGATGCGCAAGATGTAACTGGTGGACAATATTAACGGAGAATAAAAGATGGCATCAATAATTAGAATAAAAAGATCATCGACAGCGGGGAATCCAACAACACTTGGTGCTGGTGAGTTAGCGTACTCAGCACTTGCTAATAACGACTCTAATGGCGGTGATCGTTTATACATTGGTATTGGTGTAGAAACTGCTGGAGATGCAGCAAACCATCTAGTTATTGGTGGTAAATACTTTACTGATTTACTGGATCATACTCGTGGTACACTGACAGCGTCATCTGCGTTAATTACCGACGCAAACAGCAAGTTAGATAACCTTAAAGTTGATAACCTCGACTTAAACGGTAACACAATCTCTTCTACTGATACTAATGGTGATATTACTCTTACACCAAATGGTACTGGTAAGTTAGTTCTTAATAATCCATACATTAATGGTACAACAGATACTCTTGCCGAGTTTATCTACGATACAGTTGGTGGTGCAGTTACTGGTACTGCTGGTGAAATTCTTGTCACCAATTCTGATGGTAGCAATACTTCTACAGTTTCTTTAATTAACACTGCAGTAACTCCAGGTAGTTACGGATCTGCCACTGCGATTCCAATATTTACTGTTGATGCAAAAGGTCGTCTGACTGCAGCTTCTACTGCTTCTCTTGCAACTACTTTAAACATTGCTGGTGATACTGGCACTTCAGCGTTTGCTCTATTAACAGATACTGTTACTTTTGTTGGTGGCACTGGAATTACTTCTGTTGCCGCAAAAGTGGGTACAGCCACTAGCGTAACTTTTGATATCGATTCAACTGTTGCTACGCTACTTGGTACTCAAACTCTTACAAATAAGACACTAACTAGCCCATCGTTAACTACTCCAACTATTGGATCTGCTGGTGCTATTTTTTCAGGTACTACAGGCACTACAACAGTTGTAGCTAGTGCTGCTGCTGGTTCTACTACTTTAACACTACCTGCTGCAACAGATACTCTAGTTGGTAAAGCCACTACTGATACACTAACAAACAAAACAATTGCTGCTAGTTCAAATACCATCACAGGATTAACTAATACCAATCTTAGTGGATCTGCTGGTATCACTAATGCCAATTTAGCAAATAGTTCAGTTACTATTGGTAGCACAACAGTTGCTCTTGGTGCATCTTCTACTTCACTTGCTGGTTTAACTTCTGCCACATTTGCGGGTTCTACTTCTGGAACTACTCAAATCTTATCTGGTGCTACTGCTGGTTCTAGCGTATTAACATTACCAGTTGCCACAGATACTCTAGTTGGTAAAGCAACTACTGATACCTTTACTAATAAAACATTCAACACAGCTGCTACTGGTAATGTGTTCCAAATTAACGGAACAGGCATTACTGCAGTAACTGGTACTGGTTCAGTTGTTCTATCATCTAGTCCAACTCTAGTAACTCCAACTCTTGGTGCTGCTCTAGCAACAAGTATTAATGGTTTAACAATTAGTTCAAGCACTGGCACTCTAACAATTGCCAATGGTAAAACCCTTACTGCAAGCAATACATTAACTTTCACTGGTACAGATACTTCTTCTGTGGCATTCGGTGCAGGTGGTACTGCTGCTTATGTGGCAGATAAACTAAGCGTATTTGCTGCCACTACTTCTGCTGAACTTGCTGGTGTTATCTCTGATGAAACTGGTTCTGGTGCTTTAGTATTTGCTAGTAGTCCAACTCTAGTTACTCCAACTCTTGGTGCTGCTTTAGCAACTAGCGTTACTGCCACTTCTGGCAATATGACTGTTGGCGCAGCATCTGGTAACAACAGCGTAAACTTAGTTCCAACAGGTTCTGGTACTGTCGATGTTGCCAACAAGCGTATCACTTCTGTTGCTGAGCCTACTCAATCTAGCGATGCAGCTACTAAGAACTATGTTGATGCTGTAAAAACTGGTCTTGATGTTAAAGACTCAGTTATCGTTACTACAACTGGTAATCTAACTGCAACATATTCCAACGGAACTTCTGGTGTTGGTGCAACTCTTACTAACTCTGGAACTCAAGCTGCTCTTACTATTGATAGCAGAGTTCTTACTGTTGGTGATCGTGTTTTGGTTAAAGATCAAACAACTGCTCTGCAAAATGGTTTCTATAAAGTTACCACTGTTGGTACTGCTTCTGTAAATTGGGTATTGACTCGTACAGTTGACGCTGATGAAGATAGTGAAATTACTCCAGGTGCGTTTACTTTCGTTGAAGAAGGTACTGTTGGTGCAAATAATGGTTATGTATGTACCAATGTTGGTGCTATTACTGTTGGTACTACACCGATTACTTTTGTTCAGTTTTCTGGTGCTGGTTCTGTTATTGCTGGTGATGGTTTAACAAAGACTGGTAATACTTTAAATGCAGTTGGTACTAATAACCGTATCTCTATCTCTGCTGATGCTATTGATATCTCTTCAAGTTATGTTGGTCAAGCAACTATTACAACTCTTGGTACTATCACAACTGGTACTTGGACTGGTTCAGTAATTGATGGTGCATATGGTGGTACTGGTGTTGCTAATACTGGTAAGACTATCACTATCGGTGGTAACTTTAGCACTATCGGTGCACATACTACTGCGCTAACTACAACTGCCAATACTACATTAACACTACCTGTTACTGGCACTCTTGCTACACTAGCTGGTACTGAAACATTTACTAACAAGACTTTAACTAGTCCAGTTATTGCAACTATTGTTAACAGTGGAACATTAACACTACCAACTTCAACTGATACTTTAGTTGGTCGTGCCACTACTGATACGCTAACTAATAAAACAATTACTGGTGCAGTAATTACTACAGGTAGTATTAACAATACTCCAATCGGTGCTTCTACTACAAATACTGGTGCGTTTACAACTCTTGCAGCTTCTGGTGCCGTAACTTTTACTAGTACTACTGATGCTTCTGCACTTGGCACTGCTGCTACTGTATTGTCTGGTGGTTTATCAGTTGCTAAATCAATGTTTGTTGGTATCAATATTACTGGTGCTGGTGCAGGAACTTCAACTCTCGATGGATTTAACATCGATGGTGGCACTTATTAAAGTGAACTAAATACTTGGTGGGTGTAATTCCCACCCCAGTATATACTGGTTGGTTTAAATTCTACATAGAATAGGTTATAGTTATAATGTCTAACACAGTCGTTCTTAAACGAAGTGCCGTTCAAGGTAAAACTCCAGTTGTAGGAGATCTTGCGCTTGGAGAGTTAGCACTCAATACATACGATGGTAACCTATTCTTCAAAAAAGACAGTGGAACTGCTTCCATTGTATCTGTTGCCACATTAGCTGGCACACAAACCCTATCAAATAAAACTCTTTCTTCTGGTGTACTTACAGGCACTCTAACAGCTGGTGGCGGAACTGGTACAAATGGACAGGTTTTACAATCTACTGGTACTGGTGTTCAATGGGCAACTACTGCTGCAAGTGG